TATTTCCTTTTTTCTTTATATAATCTTTCATAATTGATTATGATGTCTACGAGCTAATTTGTTTTCCCAATCTTCAATAGCTTTTGCAATACTTTCTTCTGCTAACACAGAACAATGTAGTTTAATAGGTGGTAGTTCTAAAACTTCTGCAATGTCTTTATCTTTAATTTGTTTTGCTTCTTGTATAGTTTTACCTTTAAGCATATCTACAAATAATGTAGATGATGCTATAGCAGAACCACAACCATATGTTTTAAACTTAACATCTTTTATAGTATTCCCATCTAGTTTAAGTTGTAACCTCATAACATCTCCACATGCGGGAGCACCAGTCATGCCTGTAGCAACATTAGGGTCTGTAGGGTCAAATCTACCTACTGCATGTTTTTCAGGTTCTTTTAGAACACTTTCAAATCTATCAACTACTTGTTGTGAATAAGCCATTAATCTTTTTTAAAGATTCTATCCCAATTCTTTTCGAATTGCTTTTGGTCTCGAATACCTTTACCCCTCATAGATAAACGTCCCTTTTGTTTTGCAAGGGCTTTAAACTTTACTGGATGTTGGTCAGTGCCAATTTGCCTACCCATTTACCACTTCACCTTGTCAGCCCAATAAGCTGCTGACATTTTTCCTTTTGCTATGTTCTTTGCATGACGTGCTTTAAAAGACTTTCTTTTAGCTTTCATACGAGCAGACTCACCTGCTTTAGGTTTACCGGCAGTTTTTGCACCTTTTTGTCCAAAACGTATAGTTTTTATTTTATCACCTTCTTTAGCCACAACTATATGTGACTTCTTTGGATGATTAGGAGTACGTTTAGGTTTGTTGTAGCCAGATACTCCTGCTCTTTTTAAACGTGGGTCTTTAGCTCTGCCCCCTTTTTTATATTCTTCTCTCATCGTTTCTTTCCTTTGTGCAGTCCATGTCTAGCATGTTGCTTGCCTTTTCTTGTCGCTGCTCTTTTCTTTTTATTCGCTGCTGCTAGTTTCTTTCTTCCTGCTGCGGTAGACTTTAACTTCTTAATAGTTTTTGCAGGAGCATAGACTTCTCCTGTTTCAGAAGACTTCTTACCGCTTGGAGTTCTCCACTTTTGCTTGGTCCAACGCTTGAGAGACTTTTGAGACTTCTTGAGTGCCATTACTGTTTATGTCCTTTGAACTGTTGTTGTTTAATCAACTTCTTTAGTTCTAATTTAGTTTTTACTTTTTGATTAGTTTGAGCAGTCATTACTTATAGCCTCCGCCTTTAGCTTTATATTCTCTTGCAAGCATTTGTGCCTTTCTAGCACTCCATTGTCCGGGTTTACCACCTTTACTACCTGCTTTTATCTTTTCAAAAAGTCTTTTACGCATAGTAGGCTTTGTGTAGTTACCTGCTTTGTTTACTGTGCTTTTCTTTTTAGTCGTTGTTTTCTTTCTTGGCATTAGTGTAATACTTTTGGTTTATCACTATCTGGAAACTTAATTGTTGATAGATAGTCTATGTCTCTAAATTCTTCGACATAGTTTATTTTAACTACTTCACCAACCAAAGTCAACCCATGTAAGTCTGCTACATACTCTGCTTCATCTAACGATTCTGCAAAGATATTAAAACCTGCATAGATTTTATCATCTACTTGGTATTCAGTCAGAAATATCTTCATAGTCTTCTTCCTTAATATCTATTAGTTGCTTTTCAGGTAATATAAATATACCACCATTTACATTCTGGTCTACTTGTAGCCTTTCTGTCTTAGCAACACCAACCCTATCAAGGATTGTTTGGGCAGCTTGTAGCTTTACATTTGCTTGTGGCATGGCTGTATCGCTGTCCATGACTTCAACGAGTTTAAATGCAGCTTTAGGTGCTTCCCTTGCAAGGACTGTTGAGGCTAATTCAACTATTTCTTGTTTAAGACTATTTATAACTTGGTAGTGATTTCCTGCATAGCCTGCAAGTTCAGCAGAAAGCTTTAAATCTCCTTTAGTCTCTATGAGATTATTAAGGAAAGATTGTTGTTTTTCTGTTAAAGTTCTTTTATTGGTTGTTGGTAAAGTCATAAAGTTCTTATTATAGACCTAGGATATAAAACTGTCAAGCCGAAAGTAAAAATAATTAAATAATGCTTGACAGATTGCTAGAAAAACTGTATAATGTAATTAACCTTCCGAGGTTAAAGTATACCCCCACCTAGCATCTACTACTATATAGTTCTATATAGATTTTTCAAGCCCTTCAACGTATCCACTGCCCCCGACCAAACCCTACTTAACACTTCAAAACTCTGTAAAATGTAGAAGCAGGAGTATATATAGGGGGTGGTAGGGGTGGGCATCCTGTGTGGGGGCTACATAGACTGCAAAGAGCTAATAAAATTTATAAAGACTTCACAGATTTACAAAATCTCAGCCCCTCTTTGAAGATTTATTAAGCTTTTCAAAGTTTACAGAGCAAAAAGAGACTATTTAGAGCTATAAAAATACTTCATAAGCTCTATAGAGTTAATTAGATTAATATAGGCAAAACAATACCTTAGAGACTCGATAAAGGTTCTGTAGTAGGGTAGGTAGGGTTAAGACGTTTTCGTTTAAATTTGGGGACTTGTGGCGGTTCTAGGGCTATATCTGGTTTACAGTTGAACCTATCCGCTACCGCACAAAGTAACCGCCCAAAAAAAAGGAGCCGTTATTGGCTCCCTTTCTTTTTATATCCTCCTTTTTATGACTTATTTTTTTTTGCTTCTTTACGTCTTAGACGTGCTTTTCTTTTGGCTCTGTCTTGGTCGGTTAAACCTCTATGCTTATGAACAGAATTAATAGCACTGATTGGTGCTGAAGTTATGTTTGTAAATTTAGTCATATAATCTTTTTATATCCTCCTTTTAAAATTCAAACTAACCATAGAGTATTTTTTTTTAATTGTCAAATAAAAAAAGGAGCCGTTATTGGCTCCCTTTCTTTTTCTATCCTCCTTTTTAGTTTTTAGTATCTAGATAATCAACATAAGCTAATTGTATTGCATCATAAGGGCTATCAACGAAATACCAGTTACTGTATCCTCTCGGAAACTTCTTGCCGTTCACTTTGACTGTGAAAGCTTTAGGTGTTCCGTTGCTCTTAGCTACTTTAAAAATTTTAATATGCATTTTAATTTTTGAAGTTTCTTTTTAACTCCCTTTCATACGCTCTGACTAGCCAGAAATAATTATTATCTAAATAAGCTTGAAAGCTCGAATATGGTTCTTGATTAAAAGCTTTTCTTTCCTCTCTGTTTTCTAAGTACATAGACCACAAAAAACCATCTTGAAAAGTTTCGGATTCGTAGCACTCGTTTAACAATCTTTTAAACATTCCCATAACTTACCCCCTTTGAACACTAGCGAGCCAGTCATTGTATGACTTTAAAGCTTTAGTCTGTAAACCTTTAGGAAAATTATCATGAGCTTTTATATTGAAATAACTTTTTTTAGTTATTTTTTTATAATGTCCTTGAGTTCCAAAAAATGCCTTTAATCGGTTCGGCTTTCCTTTGAATTCCGCAGGACAGTTTTTGGTATTCGCTAAATGGTTACTCAAAGCATCAACAAAGCGAGGAGATATTATCTCGTTCTGTTCCTCTTCGGATTGAGTTAATATCTTCTCGTAGTTTTCCTTTGCTTGTGCCATATAGACTTCAAAAGATTTTATATTATTAATTTTTGTTTTCATTTTTAAATACTCCTTGTATTTTGGTTTAAATTCCGCACCTTTGCGAAACCTTGCGCCCTAAAATATCAATAACTTTTGTAATGTCAAATATTTATTTGTGACAATTTTGTGACAATTACACTTACTGTTTTATATCACTATAACACTAAAACACTACTACACTAGAACACTAGAACAATAGAGCACTAGAACACTAGAACAATACAGCAGTAGTGCACTAAAACAATACAACACCTGTATATTTATACAGTATAGGATAAGATAAAGAAAGAATTGCAACGACATATAAAGATTATATCACGTGTACGTATGGCTTGACAAGTGTTGCATGGCTCGGTAAAGTGGTGTCAGCTTTGTAATGGTGCAAAGATTATACAGGAGTAAATATGGCTACAAGACATTTATTGTTTAACCATGATGTTATTGTCGAGGTTTTTCCAGTCTACAATAACCTATATGATTTTAATATTTATACAGATATTAATACAGAAAAAGTAGAAAGCGACCATGCCGCTTACGAGCAGGTCTTAGACCGATTAAAAATATTACCATTAGGTTATTATACTCGGTTCGAAATTGGTCAAGTGTTGCGTGAAGTGAGAGAGGTCACCAATGAAACAGATTGAAGAACTATTAGAAACTATTACACCAGAACGTCAAGAAAGATTATTAAATCCACAGATGTCTGATTGGTTTAAAACTTTCTTTATGGGTAAATATGGTAATAGAGTTTATGAAATAAAGATTGGCAGGAAGTGGGTTACTATGCGTTCCAACAATCACAGAGCTAGAATCTCTATAGATAAATTTAAAACTCTAGCATTTGTGCAGTGGCGAAGAGATTGTGAGTCATTCACCTACACACCATCACAAAAAAGAAAAAGAGAATGGTATAAAGATTTTGGTTTTACTCAACACCCTAGAGATTATATCATCAATGACAAACATTTAACTTGGAAATAACAATGGAAATAGTAGTGTATTATAAAAATAATTATGGTAATTTATTGTGCTATCCTTACTGCAAAAAGTCAAAAACTTTTGTTAGCTTAACAGGATACCGAACTCTTAGTAATTATCATTTATCTTTAATTAAAGATTTAGGATATAAAATTACAGAAATTCCTTTGGGTGTGGCAGAGGGTGTATAATAAAATAAAATACGTGCGGGCGTATGGCTTGACACTTACCACCGCTTGTGGCTATAATGCTCACACAACAACGAGGGAGAACTATGAAACTATTTGACAGTTTATATAGTGTTAAAAGATACTTAAAAGACAATAAGTATAGGTACTTAGAGTGTCATAGTCACAAAGAAGATATATTTAAAATGTATCGTAAAGGTTCTAGAATTGTTTGTATAACACCTTATAGACAAAACTATGAACATACTAAGTATAAATTACAAGTTTTAAAGTAAAAGTTTTAACTATTTAGGTTTTCTTTGTGTTCTGTTTATAACCTAAATAAATAAAAAGTCAGCCATTGAGTGCGAGAAGGTTATCTCAAGAAGTGACTATAAACTACTAGACCTTCAAGTGTAGTTAGGTCGGTGAGAGATAATACTATAGAGCCTAACTACACACTTTTTAGTGTAGCTAGGTGTTGAGCTCTTATAAAATCTAGAAGTCTGTACTGTTTTATACAGGGTGACGATGTAAGTGAGAGAGGAATTAGGGATAGGTAGGAACCATACCCGAACTAGCTACACACTTTTAGACAATTAGTATAGTGGTATTATGTTGGACTCCAAATCCAAAGACTAAGGTTCGATTCCTTGATTGTCTGCCAATAAATATATAAATATAAGGGCGGCTAATGGCAAATTTAAATGAAAATGAAATTAATAGGTTAGAAAATCTATTAAACTGTTTTGAGGATGATTTAGAAAATGGCGACATTTTCCAAGATGATTCTTTAAGATTTGAATCTAACAGTGGTTGGAATTATTATGCAGTAAAAGATATTATTTTATATTGTGAAATGATAGTTTCAGCACATGAAAAAGGTTTATACACGATAGATTCACGAGACTAAATAAGGAGAAAAAAATGTTAAATTATTTTTTAATAAAAGATTCTTGTCGCGATGGAGACCATGAATATTATGATTGTGTTCCAGTTGAAACCACAATGACTTCTGAAGATTTAAGAAACAATAAAAACTTTTGGGAAGAAAGTTTTCTTGGTTGGCAGTGGCATTACATTGAACAAGACGAATCTAATGATTGGTGGTCAGGCATGAGAATTGTTTCTATTTATGATTGGAAACCAATTACAAAAGAACAGTATGAAGTCTTAGATGATGTAATAGGTGCTTGGTCACTAGACCACATAATCGAAGTGGGAGAAGACAGTTGGCTTCCTCACGAAGATAACTACGAGCATTATGGATTGGACTTGATACCTTGTACTGAGTACAACAAGGAGAAAGAATAATGTTTGAAAAGAATTATTTAGTAGTGCTAACAAACAGAGAAATGCAGATATTTATTCAGTATGTTTCTTCGGTTAATGAAAGGTTAGCAAAAATAAAAGCAGAAGCGTTAGGGAATTGGGAAGAAGTGTTGTTTGATGATGAAGTTTTAGAATTCTTCGAAGACATTTACCCTAACGATATTCAAGCTGTGACAATATGAAAACAAAAGTAAAAGTTTCAAAGACTTCAAAGATGCCTTGTAAATCATGGTCTCTAGAAGCAATTACAACTTGCCCTGCTTCCATTGGTGAAGATGGCGAGCTAGTAGATGCTTGTAAAGGTTGCTATGCGACCACAGGTTTTTATCTAATGCCTGATGCAAAAAACTTGAGAGACTACAACCTACAAGATTGGCGAAGAGAAGAGTGGGTAGCCGATATGATTACTGAAATACGTAATCAAAAATACTTTAGATGGTTTGATAGCGGTGATGTCGCATGGACAAAACTAGCAAAAAAAATCTACGAAGTTTGTTTAAATACTCCTGATTGTAAACATTGGCTACCTACTCGTATGTACAAGTTTGATAAGTTTATTCCTATCCTTGACAAGATAGATTCTTTGCCGAATGTTAATGTTCGGTTTAGTTCGGATAGTGTATTAGGAGAGTATGATAGTAGGCATGGTTCTACAATTATTCCTCATGACAACTTTTTGATTGACGCAGTTATCTGTGAAGCATATACTAGAGGGGGCAAGTGTGGCGACTGTCGTGCTTGTTGGGATAAAGAGATACCATTGATAGCATATGTGGCTCATGGTAAAAAGATGGAAAATTTAATTAAAACTGTGGAGGTAGTATGAAACAAGAAAAAACATTAAGATGTTCTGAATGTAAAGGAACTAATTTAGTTTGGCAAGTGTATGTAGATGAATTCAATAATATTCAAGACGACTCATGTGGTGATACATGGTGTGACGATTGTTTTGATAATGTTTCAGCAGAAGAAATAGAAGCGAGGGCAATATGAAAAGTTATGAAGTAATTATTAGAGTTGAGATATCTGATTGTGAAGATAAACAAGAAGCTATTGATTTTGTATCAGATAATCTTGGTCTATCAGAATTTAATGTAGAAATAGAAGCGAGGGCAATATAATATGGAAAAACTAGCAGTAGAACACGTAGTATTAGATGGTTTGAAAAAATATATCGAAGACGTGATTGAAGATTCGGATACATTAGCAGATGAATTTACTGTAATTAACAACGATATATATGAGAACAAACAAAATACAGAAGACAATCACAGATACGTAATGGAACATATTAATGATGAATACGAGAGACTATCGGATAATTTTGAAAACGATATAGATACATTACGTGGTGAGATTGAAGAACTTAAAGAAATAATTCAGGAGTTACAGAAATGAGTTGTGAAGTAAAAGAACAATTACAAGAATTTATAAGCGAAGCAGTATCGGAGCGTTGGCAGCTACCAACAAGACCTGACTTAGAAGCTGACTGCATAGATTATGTTTGGGACAAATGGGATAAAGAAGTACCCTATCATGATGAAACCTATGTCACCTTTTTGGTTATACAGTTTCTATCTTATCATTGTCGGGAAGCAGTATCTTCGCAGGACGTAGAGTACATGGCGATAGAGGCACAAGAAAAATTATTAAATAAATGAGAAAAGCTAAACAACAAATAGAACATACCTCAAAGACTGGTCAGCGAGGTAAAAAGACTTCGATAGGTAGAAGGAACGTGGGTACTTCTACTATGTCGAAACGTAAGAAAGAAACCCACAAACCTTATAGAGGGCAAGGAAAATGAAAGTAAAACATTTAAAAACTAAAACAACTATTGAGCTAACTCCCGAAGAGTTAGAAAAATATAGAAAACTAACAAATGATTTAGACTCCATGCTGAGTAGTTTATTTGAATGTCAAGATATATGGTTAAGTGATATTCGTAATTTAGATACTTTGAAATGGAGACTAACAGAATTGTTAGGACTTAAATGGAATAGGGAAACTTATAGTTATATCAAAAGGAATAAAGATTGAAAGAAGAATACAAAATTTTAATAGATGCTCGAAGACTAGAACGTGAAACAAACGAAGAGTTTAAACTGGATGGTTTGAGAGAGCATTACAAGTTAAGTTTAACCAAAGCTTTAGAAATTAAAAAGCTATTAGATAAAGATAAGGAGCAAAAATGGCAGACATAGCACAGATGACATTAGAAGTAATTGAAGCTATACAACAGAAAAAAACTGTTAGCTTTAAGTATGGTGGGCACGAACCTATCAGAGTAATCAAACCTCAAGGTTTCTATGGAGACTTTGCAGGTTTTGAAGGCACTGACGAAACCACAGAAGAAAAAGAGTTTAGACGTTTTGGTTTAGAGAAAGTCAGCGAGTGGATGGGTATTGAGCAAACAGTTAAAGTTCACATTGAACCGATTGTATTTACCTTTCATCCTACATGGTCGGAAGTGAAACAAAGAATACAAGAACTCATAGACTTTGAAGACTTAGAGTATGGAGTGGAGATAGATGAATGAACATATTTTATTTTTATGATTGTCCAATCAAATCAGCACAAGCACAACCTGATAAGATGCTAGTGAAGATGCCATTGGAAACAGCACAGATGTTATGTACTGCTCATAGAGAATTAGATGGTGATGACTATGCTGATGAAGTAGGTTTATACAAACGAGCTTATTGGAATCACCCTTGCACAATTTGGGCAAGAGAAGCTTATGATAATTATAGATGGTTATATAAACACTTTATTGCATTAGGAGAAGAGTATACCTTTAGGTATAGTAAAAACCATGCAAGTATTACAAAACTAAAAGATGTATTAGAACCTTGTCCTTTACATATTAACGAAGGAAAAATGACACCACTAGCACAAGCTATGCCTGATGAATACAAAAACGAGGACCCAATCAAAGCTTACCGGGATTATTGTATCAATGAAAAGCATTATGCTAAATGGGAAAAAGGCAGGGCTAAACCTGAGTGGTGGATAAGATGAAAAGAAAGTATGCGTTAGAAGAAATACAATATGCAGTTGATGTTGCTACAGGGGATGATGGACATATGGCTAACAAAGTGACCGAGATATTAGAGACTTTTTATGACTGAGTATGACATACAAAAACTCTATGCAGAGCAACAAGAACGTGATAGAATTACAGCCCTTCATGCAAATCATGGAGTCTTGACAGTTCATTTTGGCGATGGTACTATAGAAGTCTGGAAGAAGAACTGGCGAGGCAAACTAAAACGAAAGGTAAAAAGAAATGAGTTTAAAGGATAGAATAATAGAGGGACTGGATAAAGTTTTTGAAGCTAAGATTCAGAGTCACATAATGAACATTGAAGTATTGCTAGGTAAGCCAGTTGGTGTTGCAGAGCACCCGGATATCATGGCTACCATTGAAGGTGAGCTAGATATCATAGCAAGTTATGAAGACAAAAGGAGTTGTCTTAAAAAATACTTTTTATAATCTAAATAAATAAATAAATTAAAAAATTATAATTTTGAAATTATGAGAAGTTGGAAGGAGTTAAAAGATTTTAACAGAATTTTAGTTAAAGGTGCTGAGACTACGATTCCTCCAAACCCCAAAGCCGAAGGTGTCAAAACGACTCTCCCCCCTTCGGAAGTTTCAGCACCACCTCACAAAGAGCAAAAAGTGGTAACTGCCCCTCTTAGGTTTCCTCCTGTTCCTAATAAGGTTACTGCTTTTTGTTCGCTTTAAAATTATGACAACATATCAACTAAACAAAGAACAGTTCCGTTCATGGCAAGAATTTACTTTGATGAATGAAAAAGAACTCTATAAAACTAAATCAGGTTTTATAAATGAGTTTGTAGAAAAAGATAATTTTCTAGTTCATTTTGACGAGAAAACAGTTTCAACAGAAGTCTTAGACTTTTTTGAAAAAACACTTGACTTACCGAAAGGTAGCAGGTATAATAAGCAACATTAATTAAAAAGCTATAAGGAGAAAAATATGGCAGTTGCAAATGGCAAAGCGTATTGGGCGAGCGTCACAGTTCCCAATACCACTTTTGAACCAGTCTACACAGTAGACCTAGTAATTAGTGATGAAGATGCTCAAGACTTTCAGTCTAGAGGAATTAAAGTTAAGGACTTTAGTTTGAAAGATGATGATGGTACACCTCAATATATAGGTAAAGCTGTCACCATAAAAAGAAAAGTGAATGGTAAGAACGGAACTCGTTCAGCTCCTAAACTTTTCAATAAATCCAAAGAGCCTATGGATGTAACAGTCGGTAATGGTTCTGAGGTTAGAGTTCAATACAATGAATATCCTTGGGAATACGCAGGGAAATCAGGTATTAGCTTAGACTTTCAGGCTATGCAGGTTCTTGATTTAGTACCCATGAAATCACAGGATGGTGACGAACTCAATCCATTCGGTGATGGGGAGGAGTTTTAAATGGCAGAGGAAACGACAGTCATTGAAGGCTCTGATAAACCATTCATCACTATAGATGATGTGCAAGTCTTTGTAGAAGATTTACCTCAAGAAGGTCAACAAGTCTTCGGAAGATTGCAACGATTAAACCAAAAGAAAGTAGATGCTGTTCTTGACTTGGAAGAGTTACAGGCAGGTATTAATTACTTTTCAAGTAAAATCGTAGAAATCTATAGTGCTGATGCACCTGAACAGCCTACGGATTCTGAAAGCACAGAAAAAGAATCTTAGGAAAATTTTAATTGGGCTAGGTCGTCTTTCTGTGCATGAGACACCTAGCCTTTTTTATGCACAACATGAATACTAATCCAAATTTTGTTAAAGTACATCAACCCTGTCCTGATTGTGGCAGTAGTGATGCACTTGCTGTTAATGAAGATGGTTCTACAAAATGTTTTTCATGTGGTAAGTTTTCACCAAAGAGTAAGGAGGAAAGTTTTAAACCTATGACTAGAACACCATTACCACCACAGAAAGAAACATTTGACAATGGAATATATGCTCCTTTGTCCGATAGAGGTATCTCAAAAGATACAGCATTAAAGTACGGGGTCAAGGTTATCTACAACGCTCAAGGCGAGATAGCTCAACACAGATATCCGTACCATATAAACAACGAACAAGTCGGGACCAAAGTTCGCTACATAAAGGATAAACACTTTAAGTTTGAGGGAACTATGACAGGTGCAAGCTTGTTCGGACAACAGCTTTTCAAAGAGGGTGGGAAGTATCTCACTCTCGTTGAAGGTGAATGCGATGCTATGGCTGCTTACGAACTTCTTGGTTCTAAGTGGGCGGTAGTATCCATCAAGAACGGAGCTCAAGGAGCAGTCCGGGACATCAAAGATAACATCGAATACGTTGAAAGCTTTGATAACGTAGTCATTTGTTTTGACAATGACAAACAAGGAAAGGAAGCAGCACGTAAGGTTGCTAGTATAATTAAACCACGTAAGGCTCGTATCGCTACCATCCCGAATGGTCACAAAGATGCTAACGATATGCTTAGAAAAAACTTACATGGTGAGTTTACTAGAGCTTGGTGGGATGCAAAGGTATATACTCCTAGTGGTATTATTAGAGTATCCGACAAGAAAAGTTCTTTCTTAGAACGTGAAAAGAAAGAGAGTGTTCCTTATCCTTGGCATGGACTGAACAAGAAACTTGTTGGGCTTCGACAAGGGGAACTAATGACTTTGACAGGCGGTACGGGTCTAGGTAAGTCATCAGTTACCCGAGAGCTAGAGCATTGGCTGATAAATAAGACCAACGACAACGTGGGTATCATAGCCCTCGAAGAAGATTGGCGAAGGACAGTCGATGGTATATTATCTATTGAAGCTGATGCTCGGCTCTACATTGACCACATCAGAGATAGCTACGAAGAAGGTGACCTTGTAAGTATGTTTGATAAGACCTTTGGTTCCGATAGAGTTTTTATCCATGCTCATTTTGGAACCAATGACATTGAAGACATCTTCTCTAAACTTCGCTATCTCATTGTGGGTTGTGATTGTCGTTGGGTAGTCGTAGACCACCTACACATGCTCGTATCTGCCACAACAGAGGGCGATGAACGTAGAGCAATTGATTCCATAATGACTAGGCTGAGAAGCTTGGTTGAGGAAACAGGTGCAGGTATTATCTTGGTCTCTCACTTACGTAGAGTATCAGGAGATAAAGGTCATGAAAACGGAGTCCATGTTAGTCTCTCCCATTTACGAGGCTCTAATGCGATTGCCCAACTCTCTGATTGTGTGATAGCTCTAGAAAGAAATCAGCAATCAGAAGACGAGCTCGAAGCTCGCACAACAAGACTACGTATTCTTAAATCAAGATACACCGGGGATGTTGGCTTAGCTACTTCTTTAGTGTATGATAAAGATACGGGTAGATTATCTGAGTACGAAGATTCGGAACTCCTTAACACAGAACTAACGGACATGGATGTTCCCTTTTAATTATGGAATTAGTATTTGACATAGAAGCAGATTCGTTGACTCCAACGGAAATACATTGTATTGCTGCTGTGGATGAAAACGATAAACAATATACCTTCGATATAATCGATGGCAACATTGAAGAAGGTATAGAGTTTTTATCCCGGGCAAATAAACTCATTGGTCATAACATCATTGGGTTTGATATGCCTGCTATTCAAAAACTACATGGAGTTAATCTTTGGCATAAAGATAAAGTTATTGATACCCTAGTCCTCTCTAGACTTCTAAATCCTGTAAGGGAGAAAGGTCATTCCCTTGAGGTATGGGGTAACAAGCTTGGAGTTGCGAAGTCTACTCCTCCCGAAGACTTCACTACCTATACGAAGGATACTCTCAAGTATTGTATACAAGATGTTGTTTTAAATAAAGTTTTATTTGATTACCTCAAGAAAGAATCAGTTGGGTTTTCAATGGACAGTATTAACCTTGAACATCAAGTCACGTATATTCTTCAACAACAAGAAGAAAATGGTTTTATGTTTGATGAGAAGAAAGCTATGCTTCTTCTTGCTGACTTGAACTGTAAGATAAAAGAAACTGTTGACGAAGTACATGCCACATTCAAACCTAAATGGGTAGATGATAAACTGGTTACACCTAAACTAAAAGCAGATGGAACTCTTTCTAAAGTTGGCTTGAGCGAAGAAGAATACAATGCTAGGGTAGCTACGAAAGATACAAAACCTTTTATGAGAAAACATCTACAAGAATTTAATCTTGGTTCTCGTAAACAGATAGGTGAATATCTGATTGACTTCGGATGGGAACCAAAACGCTTTACTCCTACAGGACAACCTATTGTAGATGAAAATACTTTAAAGAAAATAACACACATCAAGGAAGCAAAACTCATAGCAGACTTTCTACTTTATCAAAAGCGTTTAGCTCAAGTGAAGTCTTGGGTAGAAGCAGTTGAAGAAGATGGACGTGTACATGGGGCTGTTATTTCAACCGGAGCTATAACCGGGAGAATGTCTCATAGGAATCCGAACATGGCTCAAGTCCCGGGAGTTTATTCTCCTTTTGGTACAGAGTGTAGAGCCTGTTGGACTGTAGCAGATGAACATAAGCTAGTAGGTATAGATGCTAGTGGTTTAGAATTAAGAATGTTAGCACACTATATGGCTAACGAGGAATACATAAATGAAATTATCAACGGAGACATACATACAGCTAACCAAAAGTCTGCAGGACTTGAATCAAGAGATAAGGCTAAGACATTCATCTATGCACTCATTTACGGAGCAGGAGATGAGAAGCTTGGTTCAATCGTGCAAGGAAGCCGAGCAGATGGTAAACGACTTAGAGAATCTTTCCTCGATAGTCAGCCTTCATTTAGGTCTCTTAAAGAACGAGTTGACCGGGCGGCTGCAAAAGGATACCTCAAAGGATTAGATGGTCGTAAAATATGGTTAAGACATAAGCATGCTGCTCTCAATACTTTACTTCAAGGTAGCGGTGCAATTGCTATGAAAAAAGCCTTGATTATCTTTGACGACCTGTTAAAATTACAAGCTATACCTGCAAAAATCGTAGGTAATATCCACGATGAATGGCAAGTTGAAGTCCCTGAGAAACAAGCTGAACACGTAGGAGCCCTAGCAGTTAGGTGCATAGAACAAGCATCTAAAGAGTACAACCTAAGATGCCCACTTACCGGTGAGTACAAGATAGGAGAAAATTGGAGTGACACACACTAAAGAAAAAGAATATAAGTGGAGTTATGATAGAACTAATTCGAAAGGAGAAGTTATTTTTAGACACGACACAGAAGAAGATTTTGAATTTGTTATTAATTTTTTAAAAGAAAAAAATATTAACTATGAAGTTAAAATTTCTGCTAATATGTTATGGATTCATTACAACGATAAAACATATTCATATTATCCTACCACCGGGAGATGGGGAACAAAAAACAATCATTTTTTAAAACACTATCATTCTAAAGGAATTGAAGACTTTTATACAAGATTTTTAATTCCGGTTAAGGACTATACTGTTAATGAAAATATAGAAAGTGTAGAAAAAGTTTTACACAAAAATGAAATTGATTTTATTAGAAAAGGTAAAACGTTTTTACTCACTACAAAACTCGTGCCACGACAAGATGGTAAAGGGAATAGAAAACAATATTCATATTACTATAAAATAGGAGGGCAGTGGAGAAATATTAAAGCAGGAGTTGATAAAGATAAATTTTATAACTCAGGGGGTATCGAGTTATTTTTAAAAAAACATTTTCTCGATAAACGTACCCATAAAACATTTAGATAAAATTATACTATGAAGCCCACTAAAGAAAACAGAAAGAAGTTTGACCTTGATTTAACCTATGGAGAAATCAGGGAAGAAAAGATAGCAGAAATGCTAACGAACAAAAAGGTAGAAGTAAAATCAGAAAGAAACATTTGGCAGAATACAGGTAACATTTGCATTGAGTATGAATGTTGGAATAAACCTTCCGGTATCAGAGCGACAGAGTCTGACTATTGGTTTCATAACCTGTGTATCGGTGATGAAGAGTACTGCACCTTAGTCTTTAAAACAGACACACTTAAAAAGATAGTAGATAAACTTGATACGTTTAAAACTGTATCAGGTGGTGATGGTAATGCTAGTCGTATGTATCTAGTAAATTTACAAAAGCTTTTTTCTACGGACGTTATAAAAGCATTTAAGGAAATCAAGGATGACGAAGAAGAATAAAACTTTAGATACCCTCGTACAAGACATCTACGAAGTCATTGAAGTTCTCAATGATGATGAAGAAATTGACATCCCGGAAGATATGTATGAACAGTTTGGACGAGACATGGAAGATGCTCTTAGACATTGGGCAACTCCTGTAGAGAGACCTAAAAATGGATTGCGTATGTCTAACATTGGTAGACCTTTACGTAGACTATGGTATGACCTAAACACAGAGCAAGAAAAAGAACAAATAGATGCTCCTACCTTTATTAAGTTTTTGTATGGACATTTACTTGAGGTTTTACTTTTGTTTTTTGTAAGATTAGCAGGGCATGTTGTTCAATCAGAACAAAAAGAAGTAACTGTATCAGGTATCAAAGGGCATATGGATAGCGTAATAGATGGTGAAGTCATTGATGTAAAAACAGCATCAGGTTACGCATTTAAAAAGTTTAAAGATGGTACGTTAGCTCAGAATGATTCCTTTGGTTATTTGTCTCAGTTAGCCGGCTATGAAAAAGCAGAGAAGACAAACAACGGAGGCTTCTTAGTCATGAACAAAGAGACAGGAGAGCTTACTGTTTTTATCCCGGATGATTTAGAAAAGCCAAACATAACTCACAGAATTAAAGAAGTTAAACAGGCTGTACAAAGAAAGACACCGCCTGAATATTGCTACCCACCTATCCCTGATGGAGTGTCAGGCAATATGAAACTACCAAGAGACTGTACGTGGTGTCCTCATAAGTTTGAATGTCACAAAGATGCTAATGATGGTCAAGGGTTACGAACCTTTGAGTATGCTAAAGGAAGAGTTTATCTAACTCAGGTAGAGAAGCTACCAAATGTACAAGAAGTAATATGAACAGTAAAGAAGCAAAAAGATATAGAAAGAAAGCCAAAGCTCTTACAGTAGATTGGATTAAGTCTCTAATCCCGGATGAAGAGGGAGCTAAAGTAAACATAGATAACTTTCAAGATTACATGCCGGACCAAAAATATGTCTATGCAAATAAAAAGTTTATGCTTTCAGCTTTTTCCGAAAGATGGTTTTATAAAAATTTAAAAAGACTAAACAAGGATTTAGACTCTGTAACCCTAAAGGATTTTCAAAGTGAAGAGGGGTTATAGAAAGCCACGTAAGGTTAGACCAGTAGAAAAAGATGTTCCTAAAGGATATGACTCCGGGTGGGAATATCAATTACATAACTCAGTTTTAAAATCTTGGAATCATCATTCCGAAAAGATTAACTACATTGTAGAACATAAATACGAACCTGACTTTACACAGACCATTGATGGTGTAGAATACTTATTAGAAGCTAAAGGCAGGTTTTGGGACTATCAAGAATACAATAAGTATGTTTGGATACGTAAGTCTTTGAAGCCGAATCAAGAGCTAATCTTTTTGTTTTCTAGTCCTAGTTCTCCTATGCCTCAAGCAAAGAGAAGAAAGGATGGTACAAAAAGAAGCCACGCTGAATGGGCAGAAGCAAATGATTTTAAATGGTATAGTGAGCACACGCTCCCTAAAGAATGGATAGAATAATATGTGGATAGAATAATATGGAATATAAATTTAACGAAAAAAATATAATACAACAAATACAAAGGTATGTAGATGGTACATATGAGAGACATTACGCACAGGGAAAATATCAAGCAACTGATATGATTATTGATGCAGGGCATGGCAAAGGTTTTTGCATGGGTAATATTATGAAGTATGCTATGAGGTGTGGTAAGAAAGAAGGTAATGACGCTGAATATGACTTGTTAAAGATTATACATTATGCAATTATAGCTATAGCATTGGAAGATACTAAGTATCATTTAGGAGAAACAAATGATTGATGACAAAGTAGGAGTTAAACCTTATTTAGGTATTAACATTAATTATAACAAAGAAAAGAAACTAGACCGCTTCAGTCTAGATACACTTAAAGATAGATACCTCTACAAAGAGGAAGGAGAAACATATGCACAAGAAGCATTCGCAAGGGCTGCAGTATTTGCTGCGACATTTAAAGGGACTACGGATTTTGAATTGGCTCAGAGACTTTACAACTACTCTTCCGACCTATGGTTCATGTTTAGCACTCCTATTCTTAGTAATGGGGGAACCAATAGGGG